GTAAAGATGAGGGCAAAGCTGAGAGGGCTCACAGATCAGACCGGCCAGCCGATATTCAAGTCTGATATGCAGGGAGCTACCCGATACGCTCTTGACGGTATGGATATGTACTTCCCCAACAACGGAGCGTATGACCCCGCGCAGGCGCTTGCTATCGTCGGCGACTGGAGCCAGCTCATATACGCTATCAGACAGGATATCACATTCAAGATATTTGATCAGGGTATCATTCAGAACCCCACCACCGGGGCTATCGAGTATAACCTCATGCAAAATGACATGGTGGCTCTCAGAGCCGTTATGCGTCTCGGCTGGGAGATCGCAAATCCCCTGACCGCCTATAACGCCGATATCTCTGATCCCTTCCCCTTTGCCGTATATACACCGGCCCCTTAACCTACGCGCTGCGGTATAAGCCTGCGCCCGATATCGACACAATGACGAAAACACAACTGCTTGAATACGCGGCTGAAAACGGCATATCGGGCGTCAGCAGCGCAATGCTTAAGGCTGATATTTTAGCCGCCATAAAAGCGGCGGAAGGAGTGAACGGGCTTTGATAACTTCGGGCATCGGGAAGATGTACGGGGGTTCAATTTGTCGGAGCGCCCGCCACAAACGCTGGTGATGGGATTGTCAAGACCGACATTTCGTACAGGGAAGGAGGGCGAGAATGCCCGACTACGAATATTACACAAATGTATACTACGGCTCGGCCATAGGCGAAAGCGAGTGGGCGGCTGTCTCGGCGCGGGCCTATGACTACATAGACTACATCACAAGAGGCGGCGCCGATGACTCGGAGGCGGTGAAAAAAGCCGTGTGCGCTGTGGCGGACAAATATTATGAGATAGAAAGCGCCAAGGCGCAGGCAATGAGCGGAGCTCTTGCCTCCGAGACGGTGGGGAGCTGGTCGGTGACTTACCGCACAGGCAGCGAGATAAGCGCCTCATACGGCTCGGAGCTTTACGGCATCGCCCTTCGGTATCTGTCAAATACCGGCCTTTTATATCGCGGAGGGCGGTGCATCGTGAAATGAGTATGTTTCCACACACGGTGACCGTCTACTACGAATACGAAGATGAGCTGCTGATGACGGAGGTACACTCCACGGTCTTAAAGGGCGTTTTGGTGGACGCTGTTAAGGGTGCTCAGATAGCCGCTGGCGGGGCCGAGCCTGCGGACGAGGTCACAGTATATATCCCACACGATGTGAGAGCGTGGGACGGTTTAACGCTTCTGGAAAAGAGATTCGCAAAGCCGAAGGAATACGCCGCCTCCGCCGACAAAAGCGCTTTATGGACGCTCGATGTTGAGCGGGGATATATGGTCAAGGGCGAGGTAGTCACCGAGGAAGGATACCGCGCCGTCAGCGCGAAATACGACGATGTCTGGCGGATAACACGGGTGGATGACAAGGACTTCGGAAATCTGAGGCATTTTGAGGTGGGCGGACGATGAGCACACTTAGATTTGATGTACGAATGGCACTTGATGAGAAGATGCTCCGCGCTCCCTGCTCAAAGGCTGAGATAGCCCTTGCATATCAGGTGATGAAGGACACGGTTCCTTTTGTGCCGAAACGGACGGGAAGCCTCAGACAGCGGACATATGTTGACGGGAACAAGGTCATATATCCGGGGCCGTATGCGAGGTTTTTATACAACGGCGTCGTGATGGTAGACCCGGCAACGGGAAGCGCCTGGGCTCCCAAAGGGGCGAGCAAGGTACCAACGGAAAAGCCGCTCAACATAAATGAGGGACAGTCTCACTGGTTTGAGGCGTCAAAGGCGCAGAATATAGACAAGTGGGAGCGGGTATACGGAAAGGCGGTGGCAAAAGGGCTGTGACCGAAAAGCAGAAAACGTATGTGAAAAACAGCGAGACCGATCAGGTGGCAAGGGCTCTTTTGGTCTGGCTCAACGAATACCCGGAACTGCCGGTCGGCGGCATCGATTACGAATATCTGTCGGCGGAGGGCGAGAGTATGGCGATGAGCTCCATACAAAGCGCCTATAAGACTGCGGAGTACATAGACGGCACATATGCCGCCGAGTATCAATTTTCGATAATGTACCGGATAGTGCCGAGAATGGGGAGCAACAGCGACAGGCTCTTTGCAGACGAGACGCTCAACGCCATCGGGGATTGGGCATCATCGAGAAGACCGAGACCCATAATCGGGACTGACAAAACGGTAACGGGCATCAGATGCAACACACGGTCAACGCTGCTGGCGAGATATGAGGACGGCAGCGAGGATCATCAAATACTTATGACTATGAATTACGAGGTGAACTAAAAAAATGGCTGATATCACTTTTAACACTAATCCGGGCGAGACCATAGCGAGAGGACTGCTTATCTCCTATCTCAACACCGGCACATCAGACGCGCCCGTATGGTCGCCTGTGGGGAAGAGAGTGGAAGAGTCCGCTATGGAGATGGATTATTCCATCGAGAGTTTCAAGGACATTTTTGACGAGACTTATTCCACGGCTCAGAAGCCCACGATCACACAGGGCTTTGACCCGTACCGCCTTGACGCCGCCGACGCGGCGATGATGAAGGTGTGGAATGTGGCCATAAAGGATCAGAATGTGGGCGGCCTTACCAATATGGATATGCTCATAGCCCACTTCTACGCGGGAGACGCGGCCTCGCCCTGGGCGGAGAGATATCAGAGCTGCGCCGTACTCCCCGGCTCCTTCGGCGGGGCCGGAGGCGGATCTCTTGAGATGGCTCTTGAGGTCACCTATGGCGGCACAAGGACTGTGGGCACGATCGAGAAAACAGATCAGGGCATAGTTTTCACTCCGGAGGTAACGCCTTAAATGGAGCTTGACTTCTTAAATTCGGGGCTTGTGACATATAACCTCGGCGGTAAAGTTGAGGTCATATACAATCCCACGGATATGGTCTTTTTAGACAGCATATATGAGACCTTCGCCGATCTTGAGGAAAAACACAAAGAGTTTCAGGAGCGGGCGAAAAAAACCACTGACACGCGGGAGATATTCGCTCTGGCCCGTGAGCTTGACACGGATATGAGGGAGCGGATAAACGGCATATTCGGAAAGGATGTGTGTACGCCGCTCTACGGCAAGGTCAGTGTTTACGCATCGGATGGGGAAGGGCTTCCCCTGTGGGCTTCGCTCCTGCTGGCTGTCTTTGACACTATGGAGGTCTCTGTAAACGAGGCTCAGGAAAAGAGCCGGGCGAAGATAGAAAAATACACGAAGAAGTATCACAGATGAGATGGGATTTACCGACATCGGCAGATGTAAACGGAACTGAATACGAAATACGGTCAGATTACAGGGCGATACTGGATATCTGTGTCGCCCTTAATGACCCCGAGCTGGACGAGAGGGAAAAGGCGCAGGTCGCCCTTGACATCTTCTATCCGGCATTTGAGACTATGCCGCGGCGTGACTATGAGGAGGCTCTTAAACAGTGCTTTTTCTTCATCGACGGCGGAGAGGAGAGGAACGGAACCAAGGCGGTGAAGCTGGTGGACTGGGAGCAGGATTATAAATTTATAATCTCACCCATAAACACGGCGGCGGGCACAGATGTGCGCTCGCTTGAATATCTGCACTGGTGGTCGTTCCTTTCTTACTATATGGATATGGGTGATTGTCTTTTCGCTCAGATCGTCAGGATACGGCAGAAAAAGGCCAGGGGCGAAAGGCTGGAAAAGTATGAGGAAAAATGGTACCGGGAAAACAGGGCCATTGTGGACATAAAGACGAAATACAGCTCCGAGGAAGATGAGCTGATAAGGAAGTGGACAGAGTTTTAAGGTGGTGAAATAAATGGCGGCTGACGGAAGCGTACTTATAGAGGTAAACGCCGATGTGTCAAAGGCGGAACAGAAGCTCTCGAAAATGAAAAGCAACATAGCAAAGCTGGAAGGTGAGCTGTCAAAGAAAGAGGGCGAGAAAAGCGGTCTGACGCAGGAACTCGGCGAGATAGAGGCGGCGGCGGCGCAGGCTTATGAGGAGCTGTCAAGGCTCACAAAAGAGCGGGACAGGCTGAACAAAGCCATAAGCGAGAGCTTTACCGGAGGCGACTACTCCGGCGCTCCGGAGGCGGTGGACGCGTACTCAAAGCTGGACGCTGTAAACAAAGAGATAGCGGCACAGGAAAAGGTCGTGGCCGCTATGGACAAGCAGGGGAACAGAGCGGCAAGCATAGAGAGCCGCATAAACAAGATAAACGCCGAGATCGAGGAAGGGCGGGCAAAGCTCAATGAGGCTCAGAGCGCGGCGGGAGGTCTCGAAAAACAGATCGCTCGCGCCGGCAGCGCGGCGGGGAAAATGGAAACGGCGATGAGCACAGCCGGAGAGAGAGTAAAAGCCTTCGGAGACAGAGTGGGCGGACTTGCAAAAAGAGTATTTGTCTTTTCCGTTTTGACAGCCGGTTTTCGGGCCGTCCGTACCTGGATGGGCGAGATGGTGTCCAAAAGCGCGGAAGCCTCGGCGGCTATGGCAAGGCTGAACGGCTCACTGGCGGCGCTGGCGCAGCCTATACTGAGCGCCGTTATTCCGGCTTTTGTCTGGCTCATAAATGTGATAACGGCGGCGATACAGCTTATCACGGCCTTTTTCTCCCTCTTTTCGGGAGCGGGGGACAACGCGGAAGGGCTGTATGAGGAAGCCGACGCCATAGGCGCGGTGGGCGGCGCGGCAGGGAAGGCGTCAAAACAGCTTGCGTCCTTCGACACTATAAACAAGCTCTCCGACAGCGGAGGCGGCGGAGGCGGAGGCGGCGCTCAGCTTGATATGGATATGGGCGAGATGACGGAGCTTGAGGATAAGTTCCGGGATATCGCGGCGCTGGTGCTGTCTATCTGCGCGGGCCTTGCCGGGTGGGCCATAGGTAAGGAGCTCGGCCTTGATATGAAGGGCACTATCGGACTCGGGCTGACACTTGCCGGGATAGTACACCTCATATATGACTACCTCACTATGTGGAACGAGGGCGTGACGATGGACGGGCTCAGTTCGGCTCTGATGAGCATAAGCGCCATAATAGGCGGGCTGTATATGCTTTTTGAGGCCATACATCCCGGCTGGGGCAGGATCGCCGCCGGTATAGGCGCTGTTGTGGCCGGTCTCGCTTTGTTCGTGCTGGGTGTCCGTGACGCGGAGATGAACGGTATAAATCTCGCCAACACTTTGACAGTGCTCGCGGGGATACTTACGGCGGGGCTGGGAATAAGCCTGATCACGGGGTCGTGGTTTCCGCTGCTTATCGCCGGTATCGCGGCGGTGCTTGTGGCTATAACTATGCTGAGCGAGGACGGAGAGGCTTTTATCGACGGGCTGTGGATGGTCTTCGAGGGCTTTATACAGTTTTTCACCGGCGTATTCGAGGGCGACTTCGAGACGGCGGCAAACGGAATACGGATGATATTTGAAGGGCTGGGGACAGCCTTCTCGGCCGTTATTGACGCTCTGATGGGCGCTTTTGAGGACTTTATGAAATGGCTCAACGAGAAAACGGGAGGAGTGCTTAAACCTCTGCTTGA